CACTGTTCTTCAGAGGCTTAACGGCCCTCTAAAGACCCTCTACCGGCTGACCTTGTGGTCAACCACTACCTACTCGGTAGCCCAGTTCCCAATCAATCGGATCTGTTGAGCCGTTGACTGGAAACCACCCGTATTTTAATGTGGCAGATACGGGACGCCCAGCACGCTTGAGGTGATTCTTATCCTCCTGGAAAGGAGTGGTAAGAGCCTTCAATAGTGCGCCATAGTCATCAAGTGCATCGTCTCGTTTTAAGTAGACGGGTGCAGTTGCCCTTACAAGGAGCCGCTGCATCGAACCTTGCCACTTGTACTGACCTTGTGGATCACGATCGTCCTCACCCGAAGGGGTAAGGTCGTCGAGCCACTGGTCATCATACAAGTGGTCATAGTTCGAACACTTGACTAGCGCAGGAGTATATGGAGTTCCTACAGGGAAGGGTATGATACCTTCAATGTAAGAATCCAGATCTTGAACGAAGCGAGTCGGCCCATATGCGTTAGCATAGAGGTTCCTCATCGCGACGAGCGAGGTCAACTCCTCGACGTGCTGTCTGTTGACCGGAAGTCCCTTACGGGCCCGGACGATGGTCACATCATGACCATCGAAGAACTCGGCTCCACAACTCTCACGGAAATGACTTTTCGTAAAAGATTTGGAGACGTTGACCTTGAGCCCAAAAAGCTCAAGTAGTTCTACAACAGATTGGGTGTATGCTACGGGGACAATGATGTCGTCCCCGTACACACTGGCATCTCCCAGTAGATCCTTTAAGATCTGCTTGGTTGGGAGATACTCTCCTCGAGAGCGACAGACAGCCATCACGACTATGGTCCAGAAGACCATAGACTCGATGGGAAATGTCATCGCGCTCCCCATAGACGCGAACTTCCTAAGGTAAATTCTTTCACCTGTTGGAAGCTCGGCGGCTTGTGAACGAGCTGCTAGGGTCACCCCTAGAAAATACTCGTTGAACCTCAAGAGGTCCTTCACAAGACGCAAGGAAACTCGGTCACTGGCCTCAGAGAGGTCAAGTGTCGAAAGACTACGGTCCTTAGAGGCCCGTAGTGCCAACTTTCGATTCCGAGTCTGGTCAAGCCATCCAATCACTGGATGGTCTCCCAGATGTCTGGTCATGATAGTCAGGACGCCCTGCTGTACCTTTTGAAGGTACGACGGTTCGGCTGCTATCAGACGAGGTTTTTCCATCGTTTTAGGCACTGCAATCACCCGTGAGGGTGGTTCCGATGCCGGGGAGTGGAGCGGATAGTCATTCAGGAGCTCAAAAAACGAGAATCCTGGGATGACATAATCCTCAATCGGAAAGTAGCGGTCAAGCCGCTCCGTCCAACTGAGATCGCTGTACTTACCATTACTGGTAAGTTTGTCAGCGACTGCTCCAGGGCCGTGTTTCGGTACAATCTCTGTCATAACATCGGCAGAGATCTGTCCAATAACACGCCCCCAAATCACATGGCTCACATCACGAAACTGATCAAAGTCGCGTAATGTGGCTTGAGCCGATGGGATTTGTTCATCAGTCTGAACGTACTGCTGATAGGCTTCCAGAATCTTTGTATCACTACAAAGTTCTTTCAGTTTTCCGTGAAATCCGGAAATCTGTCGGATAGCTCTAATAGCTTTCCAGTCAGGCTGCTCGAGAAGAGTGCCATCAGTATCAAAGATCCGATCGAATAGTTGGCCTAGAAAAGCAGGCCTTCTATCATGAAGACGACCCCCCCTCCGAGAAAACCCGGAGAATGAATCGCTTGCGATCGAACCCGACTCGAGAGACTTTTCCAAGTCTTTACCGAATCGGGGGAGGAGTATGGTAAAGAATTCCATACCCCTCTCTTGATACCTCGACTTGACTGTCGCCAAGTCACGATGGGCACTGATTCCCTGCTGCGATAGCTGATCTTCGATCAGCCCGCAGTGGAGATCAAACTGGCTTTTCAACATGGGTCCCCTTTCAAAGGGCTCGGTGTTCCAGTTGTGATCTATTCTGTTCTGTCCCTATACTGTAGGGCGTCGACTTGCAAAAATCGACACCCCCACTATAGCGATCGTGCCAAGGCCGCCTGCAAGCAGGCAGACAATGGCAAGGAAGGCAACCTGAAGGATGTCTCCCATACGATCAGTTCTCTCCAGCAATAACCTTGATGAGGTTAGCGTTGGTGCTGGCGGTAAGCCAGGTGAGCAGAGCGACCGCAAGGTCTTTCTGTTCAGCAGCAGAGAACCCCGTTGGCGGAACGTCGATGTTAAGTCGAACAGTTCCGGAGACCAACACGTTTGTCGTAGAGACAAGCGGGTCGGTCACGATCTTCGAGAAGTCAATACGCGCCTCACGGCGGGTACGCTTCCCGTAGTTCGTCTGAACCTTGAGAATCGTCTTGCTATCGTAGTTGGTAAAAGTACCAACGTTCGATCCCGTATTCGTACGGGGAAGCGAGACTGCTCCGGGAACAGTTCCAATGGTAACGGACTGAGGATCAGAAAATGCCACAATCTCTCCTTTTCAATTGAAGGGAGCCGGATCAGCAAGGTGCTGCCGTCTTCCCAGTTTTCAGTTGGATTTGTCAGAGGGGCGTGTGAGGGAGTTATTCCTCACCTTCCCATGACGGATTTTCGCGGACGGGGTGAATCCCTATCTGCCTCGGCTCATGCCGAGGGCCGCGAGAATGGAGAGCTGGAACGGGTCTAACCCGCCCCAGCTAACACTGAACCCTACGGGCGATGCCTGCTCGCGTATCTTCTCGATCGACTTAAAACCCTGACTAATGTGAGTGCTGTCATAGACAACAACTCCATTAGATCTGGATGGCAAGTCGACGGAAATTGACCCTGTGGATTCAACCACAAAGGTCAGGTACGCATAATCGAGCAGGACATTCGACCAGTCTAGCAACGAGAGATTCGATGCTATGGACCCTAAGTTGGATCCCCAGTCGAGAAGCCATGTCCAAGGTGTGAGTTCCCAGAGAACGGCAGGAGTTACCTCCAAGCCGAGCGTTTCTGTTGCTCGTTCGAGAAAACCGCGTTCCTTGCTGTTAGGCAAGGCACCGTTGTGATATCGAGCCGAGAAACGGAAGTCCGCTTTAATTCTCGTTGAACGGGACCAACGACCCCCCACAATCTGTGGAGGGGCTAACTGCGGTACACCTCCAGTCGTATAACGACTGAAGAAAGGTACCGAAGTGTTGGTTGGGTCAAGAGGACTAGCAAAAGCAACCACACGACTATTCGTCGTGTCTGCAATGCGAGCCCAAGTGCCCAAATCACCACCTCTCGTCCTTCTGTAATCATCGCCACCCATCAATAGCATGTGGAGCTTCATCAGCACCTCAATGGTATTGCGGATGTCTTGAAACAGAGGAACCCAACCGAACTGGACATTGAGCCAGTCCGAACCTGCAGTCCGTTTCAAGGACTGAAGTTCGAAGATATGTCGCTGAATGTTCTTGAGAACAGAAGGAACATCACCGGATAGCAATTCAAGAATTGTTATCGCGAGGGTGGCCTTAGGTTTCCAAGGATTCGCACTGGCAATTACGCCAGATCCAATAGCATTTTTGATGCTATTAGAGACAATCTGGTTGGACAAACCTGGCGGAGATGAGTTGTAAAACCCATTTGGCCAGGGGAAATATGTGTGCCTCTGCGGAAAAGGCGCATCCGTTATAGCGTTCCCAAAGGGATCGCTAAAGTTCGGATACGGATACCCCGCTTGAAGGACCACATCGCTATCGAGCTTGCTTGTCGCTCCACCATCATAGTGGAGCCTAGCATAGGATCGAAGCGTCTGTACCTTATACGATGCAAAGGGATGACCCGTGTCGACTGTAGAGAATACTTTCGTATTCCCTGTTGTCGGCACAATGTTATCCGCGATGAACGAATTAAGGTACTCAGTCCTACGACGAAGCTGGTCTGATAAAGACCCGCTGTGAAGTAGAGCTGTAGAATTTCCAACTTGTGAGAGCGCCTTGGCGCGTCTGCCACTGCGGTATGTAAATACCGCCTCGTAATCACGAAGGGTACGTCCAGAACGATTCCAAGTAGTAGCACCGCTGATTCCTGTTGAGGAAACAACGTCGCCGTACTTAAATCGCTGCTCGTAACCCTGTGGCATAATGACCTCCAATCAGTGCTGGGTGAGAGACCGTC